TATGTTCATTATACCACGATTCCGCCGTCTGTCAAGGGCTGACTGCCTAGTCAATTTCAGCTCCGTCACGCAGCAGGGTGTTACATTTGCATTGACTGGCTCTTCTGTACCATCTCCTGCTTCGGATTGTAGACAACCAAGCCGATCTTATCGTAGTCATAGCCAACAGAGCTCAGGATCTGATCCCGCACAGTTTTGATGAGATACTCCGTATCCATTTTTCCCTCCAAATACAGCCCTTCGTCAATCATGACAGGTACATTCATTCCCTTTGGACTGCCACTGAGAAGTGGGCGCAATCTGCCCGCTACCAAGTCGCGGAGCCGCATCATCCGGTCACGTCTAATCGGGTCTTTGTTGCATTCCCGCAGGATTTCCAGAATGGCTTGTCGCCAATTCTGCACAGTCACTACCCTGCCATCCGGGAATAACAGCCGAGATGGCTTTAGTCCCTTGAACCGTGCCGGGTCTGCCGCTAGTGACAACAGTTGTTCACCGTCGTCCATTGTCAGCCGTTTCCCCTCCGTAAGAATCTTTTGAACCAGCTCGTCATACAGATCATCGATCTTCTGATGCATCTGTTCCCGGCTCTGTTCGACCCAAGCCAGACTTACGCCGCCGATGGGAGCACTGTTTTTCTCCATCAAATTTTCTCCTTCTTTCCCGTCTTTTGTTTTTAGTCAATGATACTGTTGCCACGCCCGACCGTCTGATCAATTTCCGTTCCATCATACAAGAATACCTTGATATGGTCAGCGGATGTTACTTTTACCGTATGTACCAGCTGCCGGATCATTTCCTCATCCCACTGCTGCATGTGGTGACTCATTCCGTCTAGTGCCGCTTCCATCGTATGCACATGTGACTGTACCGCTTGGTCTTTTCGGAGCCGGGCGGAAATTTTTTCGCGCTGTTCTTTCAGCGACGCCATCTCATTGGCAATACTCCCAAACCTTTCCGCATTCTTCGCCGCACTGTCAGGCTGTTGGAGCAGTACGTTAAATTCCGCTTCCAGTTCCTCAAGCCTTCGGTTGATCTCTCCCAGTGTCGCGGTAGAGTCCGGAAGAAGCCCTGTTTCCTCCACTGCCGCTTCCGTGATCTGTCTGCAGATTGTTTCTTTGGGATCCATTACGGAATTGATTGCCGCCATAATCGCCTGCTGCAAAGGTTCCTCATACATTGTAGGTGACTGGCGACAATAGCGAAAACCGTACTCCACTCGACTGACACATCTCCACACGACTTTGACTCCGTTCTTTCGGTGCCAGGAACAACGCTGATATCTTGTACCGCATTCCCCGCAGAACACTCTCTCGGATAAGGCATATTTGCTAGTATAACAGGAGCGGCCCGTAGGCGCGTTTTTCCTTGATGGACTCCTCCCCGCACTGCGTCTGGCCAATTCCGCCTGCACTGCCTGATAGGTTTCTCTTGACACAATTCCAGGATGATTATTCTGTATAAAGTACATGGGAAGCTGACCGGTATTCTTGGAGATCTTTCCACTTAGGATATCTGTTTTGAATGTTTTCTGCATCAGCACATCACCGCAATATTTCTCGTTGGTAATAATCCCACGAACCGTAGATTCCCTCCATTCCTTTCCCCCTTTTGCCGGAATAGAATCCGCATTAAGCGCGTCCCGAATCATGCGCAGGCTGTACCCTGCAAGGATCCGGTCGAATATCAGCTTGACGACCTCAGCCTGTTCCGGCACGATTACCAGTTCCCCGGCTTCATTCGTCCCATACCCGTAAAGTCTGCTGACTGGAGAATTCACTCTGCCTTTCTTCATCGCCTGTTTTTTGCCCCATCGGACGTTGGCGCTGATGGATTCACTTTCCGACTGGGCAAAGGCACTCATGAAGGTAAGGATCAACTCCGTGTCCATCTCCATGGTATTGATATTCTCCTTCTCGAAGATAACACCGATTCCCAGTTCCCGCAGCGCTCGAATATACTTCAGGCTGTCCAGCGTATTTCTGGCAAACCGGGAGATGGACTTTGTCAGGATCAAGTCGATTTTCTTCTGTCGGCACCTGCGTATCATCCTGTTGAAATCATCCCGGTTTTTGGTGGACGTCCCAGAGATACCCTCATCCGCAAAAATGCCAGCCATTGTCCACTCTGGATTGGTCATGATTTTGTCCGTATAGTAGGTGCATTGTGCTTCATAGCTGGACTGCTGTTCTTCCTCCGCTGTGGATACCCGGCAGTAAGCTACCACCCGCAGCTGCCGTATGACTTTCTGCTGATCCAGCTGCGGTTTTGCCGGTATGACGGTTACCGTCCTGCAAGTATTATCCATTTTGTTCACCCCTTTCCACGATCTGGTCGTTTTTCAGTCTGATCTTTACATTCCCATTGCCGTCCACCAGGACAGCGGATATGCTCATTGCGATAAGATTGGCATCCAGCTCTGAGCGCGGCGCTTCCTTTTGAAACAGCCTTCGCAGCCGCTGGGTTTCGTACTCTCTGGGGTCAATGTCTGCATACATTTCTGCGGCGATCTCCCGCAGCACCTCACGGGTGCGGTTTTCATCCACCGGAAGCTGGCTGATCAGCTCACCCAATTCCGCTTTCAGCGTGTCCAGCCGCTGGGAATGCCCTCTCGGCGGCTGCGGTGTTACAATTCGTTCCGGATTTCTGGCAAGACAGTTCAGTAAATACAGAACCTCATGCTCAATATACAGTGTAATCCTGCACCCGCATTTTCTCCGCAGCACCGTCTGTGCATCCGTTTTCTGTACTGGCGGGGCTTTTTTCTTCCGCTTTTCTTCCGCATCCAGGAAAACGGCTGCGTCTATCAAAACCGGGAATCCGCTGTCTCCCAGATATCTGGTATCTGCCAGGATTCTGGCAACCATGTTCTTGTTCCACGGTTTACCCGGATCGTATGGAACCGCGGTATTGTTCATGAATTCCGTCAGCTCTCGAATACTCACCCCCATGTTATATCTGGAAAACAGGTGCAGCACCCAGCTTTTCTCTACAGAATCAATTACCACCCTCCCCGATTCCATTTTATAGCCAAATGGCAGCTTTCGTTTTGTACCCATCATCTGACCGTCCTTTCCATGGATTCCGTCATCTCCAGCCCGTTTTTCAGCCGGAAGCGGACTTGTGTATTACTCTGCACCGTGATTCTGTCAATCAGCTCGCAGAACAGTTCCTCATCGAAGGCATCCAGAATCTCCGGCCCCGTCAGCAGCGTTTCCTGTAACTGCTGCGTTTGATCAATGACTTGATCGTGCTCCAGATTATGGAGTTTCTCTTTCTGCTGCTTAGCTTGGCGGAGCTGCTCTGCCAGCTGATTGTTTTTGGTTATAAAAATATCAGGGTCAACCATCCCCTGCCTGTTCAGCAAGGATAGTGTGTGACTCTGATCTAAAATATCGGATATTTCCTTATTCAGTTCAATGACCGCAGGACTCCAAAGCATCTGGCGGTTCCGCACCAATATCAGATGCTTCACATAAAAGTCCAGCACTACAGCGTTGTGTTTAAGAGTGTAGTATAATCTCAGGAACGCCGCTTTGATTTCATTTTCAGGCACAGGGGGCATTTCGCACAGAGCCTTGGGTTCTTCGTGCTTCCTGCACACCCAATACCATGTATCGTCAATCCTCTTTGACCTAAAAAGGCTGCCGCAGCACCCACAGGACAATTTCTTTGCAAATGGTCTTGCCCCCATATTGCATGTCTCATTTCTTCGGCTTGACCGCAGCTGGGCTGCCCGGTCAAACATTTCCTGAGTAACGATTGCTGGATTACTGTTCTGGACAAAATACATAGGTCGCTCGCCCAGATTGGGCTTCTTGATTCTGGGAATAGACTCCGTCCTGTATTTCTTCTGGAGAATCGCATTCCCCGCATAACGTTCATTGGTCAGAATATAGTCTACCAGTTTTCTGTTCCAAACCCTTCCAAGCACATTCTCAGCGTTCAGTCTCTCCGCAATCTCTCTGGAATTCTTCCCCTGCAGGTAATCCGCAAAAATACCGTAGATCACGGGTGCTTCCTCCGGAGCGATCCGGAGGCCATCCTCACTCAGTCGGAATCCGGTCGCCGCGCGGCAGGTATTAAACGTGCCGCTCTCCATTCGCTTCTGAACGCTCCACCGCATATTTCGGGATATGGACTCGCTCTCCGCCTGAGCGCAGGAGGCAATCACCGCCGTCAGCATCTCGCTGGACACCATCTTGGTATCAATGTTATGTTCCTCGAAGAAGATGCTGATCCCAAGGGATTTGAGTTCCCGGACAGCTTCCAGACACTCGGTGGTATTTCGCGCGAATCTGGATATGGACTTCACCAGCACCTTATCGATTCGTCCGTTCCGGCAGTCCGCAAGCAGTCTCTGAAAATCCTTCCGTTTTTTCGCGGAGGTCCCGGTGATGCCTTCATCTGCGTATATTTCTGCAAGCTGCCAGTTATCATGCTTTCGGATATAGTCATTGTAATAGCTCTGCTGGGCTGCGAAGCTGTTGAGCTGATCCTCTGAATCGGTGCTGACACGGCAATAGGCCGCAACACGAAGGACAACCGCTTCCGGCTGCGAAGCAGGAATGAATATTTGCTTTCTTGCGAGATTGTCCTGTGCCGTTGCCATCGTTGCCACCTCCTGTTAGCAACGCAAGCATACCACACCTTTCCTCGCAATCCTATTCACACTAATGGACAATAAATTGGTCAACTAATTGGCAATTTTATATTCACACCAGTCTGCCTTGCAATCAGTGCGGCAATCCTGGTTGCTTCATTTTTTGTGCAGTATCCGGCCTCCACCAACTTGCGAAGTAGAATCACGGTACCGCAGTAATTTGCATTTACACTCATAATAATCTCCAATATGCAAAAACCG